CTATAGTTGGCCGTTCCCCGTGTTGAGTTTACCTTGCATACCGTATCCAAGTATGCGCAAACGCGTCAACGACGGAACCCCGCGACCCTGTCGCGCTTATCGCTCCCGGACGACTTCTGTCGTCACGCGGGCTCTGAGAGATTGGGCATATGTCTTCGGACATCCTATGCCTGCCGTCGACCTTCACGTCGAAGTTAAGGATTGTTTGTCCTTTTCTAAGATTGTGAAGGGGCTCCTTGCGGATTGCCCGTCCCCCCTCGAAGAGGAGAGGATGGCTTGGCAGTCAGTGAAGAAACTCCTACCTGCCTCGTGCAAGTGTATGGAGACTCCTTTACTACAAGGTGTCGTCAATGGGTTCGCGCGCCCTGCGCCAACCCTTCCTTCTGGTTATCTCGCTTTCCTCGAGAAGGAGACGAGACGCCTCTTCCCTAAGGGATGGGACGTCGGCCTTTACGAGGATTCGGTCCTCTCCTGTTCTCCTGGCCTGTCTGGCACGGTCGACTCGATCCGCTCCCATGGGGGCTGTCAGTCCGACTGGCGTGGCAAACATTCGGAGTTTCTGGACGGCGCCCTGAATGGGTACTATCCTGGAGGCATTGAGCGTTGTGCCGAGCTCGTGGTAGTTCAGTCCGCCGGTAAGCCTCGTCCTCTGACGAAGTTTTCCGGTGGGACTCTACTCTTGAAGCCCCTTCACACATCCATTTACGATCGCTTACGACGTTGTCGTTGGCTTTCGGTGGGTGACGTGACGGACGCCTCTCTTGCTAGGGCTGGCTTTCGGAAGGAAGACGGGGAAGTCCTCACCTCCGGCGACTATAAGTCGGCAACTGATCAGTTGTCGATTGAGGCCGCCGAGAGGATATTGGGGACCCTCCTCGCCAATTCAGCTTGTGTACCCGCTGGTCTTCAGCAGGAAGCCTTGAAGATACTTCGACCTACTCTCTTTCACGAGAGTCTTGCGCCGAGTGGTATCGAGCCGCGAGTAGGACAGATGATGGGAAGCTTTTTGAGTTTCCCTCTTCTTTGTCTTCAGAACCGCTTCGCCTTTTTGTGGGCTATGCGATCTGAGGGCTTAAGTCCTGCAGCTGCGGAGAAGGTTCCTTGCTTGATCAACGGTGACGACATCCTTTTTTCCTCGACACCTCGCGTGTCGGACAGTTGGATGAAGCTGGTTGGTGAGTTGGGATTGGAGGTCGAGCGTACTAAGACGTCTGTCGCCGTTGAGTATGGTTCTTTGAACTCTACTCTGTTTCGTTGGAGAGGGGTCCACCTTCGGGTGGTCCCTACCCTTCGATTCGGGCGACTTCGTGCTTCGCAGTACGTGAACTCCCTTTCGCGTGAGTTGAGAATGTTTGTTGCTGGGTTGAGGAACGGCGTCCGCTTCAGGGCGGGTGTCGTCTTCTTCCGTTGGCATCTCGGGCTCTTGAGGTCAACTAGATTGACTCTTCTCGAGCTCGGGTTCCGCGGGACCTTAGCTTCTAGACTTTCTGAACTCTTCCGTTTGGCGCCCAGCGAGCAGCCGCGGTTTGACGTTCCTCCTGCCCCTGTGGGTCACAATGTGGTTGTCTCCACAGAGTTGGCCTCATGGGTTCCGGAGGACCGCGTCTCGACCGAGCTGTCCGTCTTGAATGCGCGGGAGACGGCTTCGTGGAAGTTCGGTTTGGACTTCGTTAGCTCGAAGGATCGCTGTACCATCAGGTACTTCATGCGTCTTTCGGCGATACGTCGCCCAGTACTCGTTTTCACGGGCCGGGAGGGTTGGAGGGGAAGGTTGTCTTCTGAGACGAAGTCCGCGAGGTCTAGACGACTTGCGACTTGGTTTCAGCAACCTTTAGAGAAGAAGGAAAAACGGTTAGCTTTAATGGACTCGTTGATATCGTCGACTCAGGTCAACGATTTCGACTGTCCTCCCAGCTATTCAGAGACTGTGGGGGGGGATTTGGGGTCGCGCCAGGAAACTGGCTGCTGCACCCCTGAAAAGGAGAAGATGCGGATGCGCGGTCCGCTACCAGTGGTTGGTGAAGTCTGACTTGTCAGCCTTGCATCCGAAGCGATGCTCTATGGGTCGCCGCCCCACTCCTAGGTAAATAACCCGGAGCGAGGTTGCGAACCGCATGTCGCTCTAAGCCGGTTCGACCGGTGTTTTGGGTTCTAGTGAAGGTGTTAGGGGCCAAGAGCTAACTCGGGCCACTGGGAAAAGAAAGCGTATAGAGGCGGCTATAACTCCGGTTAGATCCGCGGCGGGCAAGTTAACTCCCGTGCGCTTCTCCTTTAAGGGAAAGAAGGACGTAGGCGTGTTGTAGGACACCCGAACCTTTGTGTAGTA